TTTAATAAAAAATTGATTTGTTTTTTCTACTATCTTCTATAAGCATATACAACAAGGAATTATTAGTAAAATGAGTTCAATTCAGCAAACAAACCAAATGGAAACTTGCTCCAAATGTGAGAGCAAGATTGATACAGAAAAGGACGGAGGTTGGGACTATTGTTCTTGTCTTGACGCTTACTTCTGTTCCAATTGCTCTCCTACGAACACTTGTTCCTGTGAGGGTGATGGAAGTTGCGATTGTGCTAATTGCGACGAAGAAGCGTGGGCGGACGAAGAACTATACCGCCACTACGAGTGCTGTGAATGCGGAAAGGATATTGAGGAAGTTGGAAGACTTTACGATGATGTAATGTGTCTTGAATGTGAAGAAAAGGGCGACGACGAGGAGACGAATGAAGTTAATAATGCTTCTCCAAAAGGACTTAAAGAGGAAGTGTGTAATACATCTATAAGTAGTATGGACGCACAACAGAAGGAAATTGATTTACTTACTGAATACGCTGCCCTTTGGGGAGAATGGAAGAAGATTGATGAGTTCTATACACCCAACCCTGAATACCCCAAGTGTATTCTTTGTAAGGAACACCTTTCAGGCACACCATACGGCAACAATCCTCAACCAATTCGTAAAAAGGGTAAATGCTGTGATAGATGTAATAACGACAAGGTTATTCCAGCACGAATGAGTGGTTCTTTCCTTGCTGGAAATCTTGTTGGAAATCCATTCGGCAGTCTTGACGAACAAATCCTTTGTCGTAAAATCCAAAGATTTACACCAACACAAGGTAGAACCGAACAGGACTTCCCCTTGATTTGGGAGGCATTCCAAGCAGACCAATTGGAGGACGAAATCGCAGATGTAATCAGGGAGTTCTACCAAAAGGTAATGGAGCGTGGAGTGTTCCCAATCATCACCGACGAGGGTGGAATATCCTTTACCGATATGTATTCGGCAATTAAAGATGGAAAGGCATTCATTAGAGGAATTAAAAAATAAAAAAAAAGAATTGTAGTTAGTTTCGTAGTTAGGTTGTAATTTTAATTAATTAAATAAAGTCCTTTTTTTATTTAATTAATCACAGCACATTTTCATTCACTTCCCTTTCTATAATCGTCTCTTCTGCCTTGTCCTCGTATATTTGGTCTAATTCTTTTGGAGGGACAAACTTGCCGTCCAAACTGGGTCTTGGTTGATGATATAATATTTTGTTCTCCAACATTTCAAAATCCGCTTCGCTTGATTTGGGTGTAAAATCAAGTGCTTCAGGTGGGACTTCTGTTAATAAATCAAGTCGCAATTTTCTTCGCAATAGATTAGACGCTTCACAGAGTTTTATATAATTGGAATATTTTTTATTTAAATAATCCTTTCCACCTTCTCCTCTGTTCTCTCTTCTCAACGAAAGCATTTTATACAGGTCAATCGCAAGGGTGTAGAACTCTTTAGACTGCGTAAGTTCTAAATCCATATTTGCCTGTATCCCTAAATATAACTCTACTGCTCCTATTATACCCATTAGCATTCCTATTATACAGGTAATACCACTAATAATAGGTTGCTCCAATACTGGTTGGAGACCTACTGATGCTGTGGAGTTGATAGAGGCAAGTATTATCAGGGGCAGACGAAAATATTTACCATATCCCTTGAAATGATAAAAGCGTTTGCGGTGATACTCACTTAAATTAACGCAATTTATTCGTAGTTTTTCAAGGAGTTCTTCTACTTCTGTAGTCCATTTGTAATCTATTTCGTCCATTATATAATAACAGATATTTTTTATTCTTTTGTAATTAATCAACTTTAACTAACGAAACGAAACCAGATACTATATATGAATTAGCAAAATCCATTTGTGTAGTCATAGAAATAGTTTGTCCTACTATCATTTCTATTAAAATACTTCCTCCAAAACATTTAGCATTACTTCTTACGCCTGACGCATTTTCATATAGTAGTTGGTGGTAATCTGTTCCACCTCTTTTAATTTTAAAAGTTAAGGTCTCAAAGTTCGCTCCGCTGTCTTTATCTATTTCTAATGAAAAACCTAACGAATACCAACCAGCAGTAGGCGTTGTAAATACATCAGGAGTTCCAATAGTTATTCCAGTCGCAACTTGAGAAGTCCAACCAGTTAAAGTAGTTTCTGCGTTGCTGGATATAGTTTCTGTTATTGATGCTCCTGCGAAAGTAGGTGTCGTAGCAAGAGTTTCCCAAGTTGGAGCAGTTGCTCCATTACTGGTAAGAACCTGTCCTGATGTTCCGTAATTAGCACCCCCTAATCCTAATCTACCAATAGTATCCACATATAAATTATTACCGAGTTGTATGGTTTGGTTTGTAGGAGGTTGAAGCACCAAATCACCTGTGCTGTCTGTAATAGTAGAAGTCCCTGAAAGAGATAGTTGATTAAGATTTTGAATATTAAGACCATTAGCATCATCGCCTATTGTTAAAGTTTGTTCCAGATTTTCAGCACCAGCAGGAGGCAATCCATTAATCGTAGTCAAGTCAATATTATTCACATTAAGAATGTCGTAGTTATTAGCATTTAAGTCGCCAGTAAGTCCTGAACCACTTATAGGCAATCCTGCTAAAATACTTTTCAACTGGTTATATTTAGAGTTTAAAGTGTAATACGAACCGCTCATTATATAATTAGTGTATATAATAATCTAATGAATTATATGAGTTATATTTAAGTATAAGCGATTTCTCCTGTTGAAGGGTTGTAATAGAGAACCCTGAACCCAGTTTCCGTTCCAAAATCACGAACAGGTTTCACGATGAACCTGTCTGTCCCTGTATTATTAAGCAACCCTGATGATGCGTTTATAACAATAGACCTCGCACCTTGATTTTGATAACCAGCATTATTACCAATAGCGACACAATAAGCACCTTGATTGAGTTCCCCTGCTTGATTACCAATAGCAACAGAATAAGACCCTTGTGTGCTTTTTCCTGCTTCTCTACCAATAGCAACAGCACTACCACCTTGACTACTTTCTGCTGCTGCTAATCCAATAGCAACAGAATTAGACCCTTGACTATTTTCCCCTGCTTGATAACCAACAGCAACAGCACTACCACTTTGTCCGTTATTTCCTGCTAACCACCCAATAGCGACTGCTTGATTTGATTGTAGCGTTTGTCCTGCCCTTCTACCAATAGCGACGGAACTACCTTGTTGATTTGTTTGTCCTGCTTGATTACCAATAGCAACAGCATACTCACGAATGTTGTAATCATCAATTTCTCCTGCTGATTTACCAAGAGCGACATTATTTTTGGTAGTATCTATCTTAATAGTATCAACCACATTAAAATCGCCTGTGTTAGGATTGACTGATATAGGGGTTGTAGTAGTATCTGCTCGTAAGATTTTACCTGACCCAGCACCATCTACAAAGACAGGATAATAAGTAGCATCTGTATCCGTTTCTACTACAGAAGGGTCAGCAGGAGGGAGAGTTTCCCAAGTTGGAGCAGTTGCTCCATTACTGGTAAGAACCTGTCCTGATGTTCCGTAATTAGCACCCCCTAATCCTAATCTACCAATATTATCAATTCGTAATTTTTCACTTACAGCACCACCATCTTCTTTGGTTTGAAACTTTAATGCTCCTCCATTCGTTCCTTCACCTTCGGCATCTATTTCGGCGTGTTCGTGGTCGTTGGGACTATCGTAAAAAACAATCTTGGAAGTAGCACCTGTATTCATTTGGATATTTCCATCAATCTCTAAATCTTCTGTGGGAACAGGAACATTAATACCAACTCTGTTATTTTGAGTATCCACATATATATTATTACCGAGTTGTAAGGTTTGGTTTGTAGGAGGTTGAAGCACCAAATCACCTGTGCTGTCTGTAATAGTAGAACCACCTTGAAGACCGAGTTGATTAAGATTTTGAATATTAAGACCATTAGCATCATCGCCTATTGTTAATGTTTGCTCCAAGTTCTCTGCTCCAGCAGGGGGAAGTCCATTAATGGTGTTAAGTGTGATATTATCTACATTAAGAATGTCGTAGTTATTAGCATTTAAATCTGCTGTAAGTCCTGAACCACTTATAGGTAATCCTGCTAAAATACTTTTCAACTGGTTATATTTTGAGTTTAAAGTGTAATACGAACCGCTCATTATATATTTAGTAAATAAAATAATCTACCGAATATCTATAAATGTGTAATAAGAAAGGTTGCTATTTTATTTCAATAATAGACATTAGTGATGATGAAGCGGTCTATATCCACTACGACAAAACACTAAAGAAAGTAATATTCGTCCAACATTTATTTAGGGATACAGATTATTTAGCAGATTTTCACCTGAAAAAATAATCTATAGGATTAATATAATGGATAATTCTTTTGACCCCTTCGCATACAAACCTGATATTTCTTCTTCCAGTAGGAAATTATACACATTCAACCTTACCAAATTAAATGGTGGAAAGGACATTAAAAATCTAAACTTTTTAGGGAAACCTGAAATACTTTCTAAACTTGATGGAATGAACCCTAATACCAAGAGAACCTATATCATCGCTATTGTCTCTTCTCTTAAAGACAGACCTGAAAGCAAGTATAAGAAATTGTATAATAAATACTACGAATTACTCGTAGAGATAAATAAGGACTTGAAGACCAACAATACCAAGAGCGAGAAACAGGAAGAGAACTGGTTGTCCCAAGACGCAATCAAGGAGAAATGTGGTGGATTGATGGAAGTAGTTGGTGAAATAGGTAATAAGCGTAAATTGAGTGAAGGCGAATATGATAAACTATTGAAAGCAGTAGTATTGGGATTGTATTGCTTACAACCGCCAAGACGCAACAAGGACTATACAGATATGGTAGTCGTAAAGAAAATGCCTTCCAGTAATGATTACAACTTTCTTGATTTATCCAAGATGGAATGGGTATTTAACAACTACAAGACCAAGAAGACCTACCAGCAAGTAAAACAAGATATACCTGATGAATTACAGCGACTAATAAAAGTGTATTTAAAATATCACCCATATTCCAAAGAAATCAAGTCAGGAGAAGCAGTCCCTTTTTTAATGACCCAAGACGGAAAAGCAATAGATAGTTCAACAGATATGACGAGAATGTTGAATAAGATATTCGGTAAGAAAGTGGGAGTGAGTATGCTGCGAAATATTTATTTAACAAGTAAATACGGAGACCAGCAAAAGGAATTAGCAGAAGACGCAAAAGATATGGGAACGAGTGTAGATGTTGCTTCCAAACATTATATTAAGCACGACTAATGAATACTAATCCTAAACCATTTCCACATCAAGTCGGCAAACAAGTATTTAATAATCCATATTATACTGGAAATAATATAATCCATTATAATATAATGAGCGAAAAAATCCAAAAAAATACTTTGTCCTTTAGTTGTTCTAAAAAGATGAAATATTTAAGAACCCCAACGGATATATGGGAGCAACTTTCTAATGAGTTTTCATTTACTTTAGATGCTTGTGCGAGTGATAATAACCATTTATTACCGAAATATTACACAGAAGAGAACTCGGCATTAGACCACGATTGGACTGGGGAAGTTGCCTATATTCACCCTTTATTTGATAGTAAAATAGGCAGATTTGTAGAAAAGGCAGCGGCAACAATAGGAACATTTGTCTTTCTATTACCAGCAGGAACGCATACAAAATACTTTCACGATTATATGTATAAGAGACCGAATGTGGAAATCCGTTTCTTGAAAAAACCGCTGAAAGGATTTCATTTTAAACACGATGACGGAAGTGCTGACGACCCAAATAAAATGGGATATATTAAACCCTTGATGGTTGTAATAATGAGAAATAGTCTTGCCTCTCATTTAATAACCCTTCCAACGAAAGAGTGTAGGGTCAAGTGTAAGGTGTAGGGTGTAGGGTCTCCAAAAACTCATTAAGAAAAAGTTTGGAGGGTTGGCGAAATAATATCCAGCGAGTTTAAACATACCCTACACCCTACACTATACACTAACCCTACACCCATATACAATCGTTAGGCAAATCCATATTCCAACAGACCCAAATAGTATAGAAAAGACACTTACTATCGTGTCCCTCATATTTCTCAAAGTTTATTTTCTCGCTTGGTATAATCAGTTGAAACTTACCATATTTATCTTGTAATTCTTTAAAATATTGTGTGTGAATAGTTGTCGTAGGAAATAGCAAAGCAAAAGGTATTTTATTCTCACAAAGTCGTTCCATTATTTTCCGCTTGATAGATGGTATGCCCTTGATTTTATAAGGTGGATTATCTACAACGCACACATCATCATACATCGTTTTCCAAAAGTCCTCATCTTTTTCAATAGTTCTAAATCCATTATCTCGCATACACCTACCAGAATATCCGTCGTTAAAAAAAGGCAACCAATACATTTTATCCTTATTAAGGAGAGGTGCTATTTTATCCCATACTGGTTTAGGAGTGTTCCAATCATTATCCTCTGTGTGTTTCCAACTATTATTTACGCTCATATATTATACAGAAATATTATATCTGTATATTTTATAATGGAGAACGACGGAATGGAAAATGTTGATTTCGCCGCTATTGGAGCAGCGTTGGAACAAGCAAACCAAGAAGCAGCACAACAACAAGCAGCACAAGCACCACCATCACCAAGAAGCGTTGCTGATGATAGAGTAGCAGGAGGAGCGTGTGGTAAGAGAGATTGCGAATGTCTAACTGGAGATGGAGCATTCTACCCACCAAAAGACCCTGATAATGAATATGCGGATAATAGAGTTGTAATATCTCATCAGGCAAAACGACAATTGCCTTTTCAATAAAATATAATCTAATAATTATTTTCTCCTATTAGATTATAATGCCTGAATTGAAATCAAGACATTTAGAAAAACCTGTTCTCACAAGAACGGAAACGAATGGATTGACTACCACTATCAAGATGGGGACGGAAGAACCAATAGATTTTACCAAATCAACATTCAGTATAACCTCTCACGACAATAGACAAGATAAAATAGTAATTGCCTACGATATTGCTGGGAATGCTATTGAGTGTTCTATTGATGAAATATTGAATAATAAATATAGACCGAAACCTGATTTTGGAATAACCGAAGTTCCAAGACAAGAGAAGAAGACGAGAAGTGGAAAGGAATATTAATCAACATATTTCGCAGCAACCCAGTCGTGGGATTTACCACCATTTAAATCTCGCAGTTGTTCCATTCTTTTCAGGAACTCATCAAGGTCTCTAAAACCCATTTGGGACAGATGCCGACGCATCACAACAAAGCGACCGCAAGTTTGGATTTTGGGGTCTAATTTCTGTATGCGTTTCTTATTCCATACTATTTTAAAACCTCTTTTTGCTGCGTCCTTGAATAATCGTGTAAGGTCGTTTGTTGCTTGACCGAGAATAACCCTTACCATTCGTGGAATGAACTTCCAATCTGTATCATATTTCTCTCCATACGAATTGAAATACTCTA